GTTTCTTTGTTAAAGGCTTTGCATCAGTTGAAACTATAGATCGAAGTGATGACTTCGTGCCGGCAGATGAGTTTAACATTCCTAGTTTTATGGCTAAGGCAGTGTTGTTATTCAACCATAGGTTCTGGGTTGATAAGATGGGTAACCCAGTAGCTATCGGCAAGGTCAAGGATATGATTGTTGCCAAGTTGGCAAAAAATGCAGAGAACCCTGAACTATTTAATGTTGTAGATGTAAAGACGAAAGAGATGATAGATACTTTCCCTAAAGTGAAGGCACCCGATCTAGGACCGGGTACTAGAGGCTTGTGGGTAGTCGCTGAAATCACCGTTGATGAAGTAACTGACATGGTGAGGGGTGACGAGCTTACTGCTTTCAGTTGGAGAGGCTTGGCAAAGACAGGCTTTCGAGTAACTGAGAGTGGGGAGACCCAGCGTATTTTGAAGGACATAGATTTGTTCGAGATCAGCTTGGTGCATGTGCCTGATAATGGGCAGGCTATTTTTACAGTAGCTAAAGGTGGCAAGTTGCTTGAGAAGCAGACTTTAGGTCCGATGACAGTACAGACACTGAGATTGGATAAGAGTAGATTTGAAACTGAAGGTATGGTAGTAGAGTATTTAAGAAACCACGATCTCCGAACTGATTGTGTCCGAGAAGATCAGTCGGCGTTTTTCGCAACCCAAAAAGATTTAAGCGGGTTTGACTCTGGAGAATTGGTTTCTGTCAAACTATGTGATGGAGTACAGGTTGTTGCCGGGCCTCTTCTCAAGATTGAGAAGAAAGAACCCGGCTTCTTTTTACTGGTGAGTGAGCTTGACGAAAGCACGCTTAAGCAACTGAAATTTTGGGCACAAAAGGAAACACCTACAATGTCTGATGATACACTTAAAAGTGACGACCAAAAGGTCGAGAATACCGAGAAAAAGATGGAAGAAGTAGAAAAGAATGACGAGCAGAAGTCCGAACAACAGGTCACCCTTGAGAAATTGGGTGACGCTATCGCCACTCGTACAGCCGAGAAGGTAGCTGAAGGCTTGAAGGATGTTTTCTCAAGTCTTACAGATAATCTTAAGGCTCTGGGTGACATTATGAAGGCCAGTACGGAAGCTAAGGCCGACGATACTAGTAAAGATGAAGACGTAGAAGAGACCGATGGGATTGCTGACACGGACAAGAAGAATGAATCAGAAAGTTCGGAAGACTTTGCCAAGATGACCAATGCACTGCAAACGCTTGCGGATGGTATCATCAAGACAAGTGAACGTCAGGATGAGCTTGATGGTAAGCTTGCTGCAATCTCGAAGTCAGTCGCAGGTGACATTACCCGTGATGAGCAGGTCGAGACCAGCAAAGATGTTGGCAAAGACGATCCTAATTCCATTTTTGACTCACTGTGGCCGTTCACATCCCCACAACAGGACTAATAAGATATGCCGACTCAAAGTTTGACAATTCCTCTTGATGAGATGGTCAAGACGATGACCAGTAAGGCAGCTATTGATGAAAGTAGCTTGCCGAATAGTGTACTTAACCGGCAGCAGGCCAACCGATTCATTGACCTTGTTGTTAATGAGTCTGTTTTGGTTAAGCGTTCTCGCGTGTCCCGAGTAAATAACAACAAGGGAGAGATTAACAAGCTCGATCTTGGTAGCATTGTGACAGAGGGTGCATCTGCTACCTCTAATGCTAGTACTCGTACACCGACAGAACGTGTTGTTACCTATGATACTGAGAAGTATCGTTCAGCCTTCGACCTGAAGACTGATTTTATGGAAGATAATATCGAAGGTCAGGGTATCCGAGACACTCTTCTGAATATGTTCAGTAAGAGAATCGCTATTGATACTGAGTTGGCAGCCATTGAAGGTGATGCTTCACTTGCTACTGGTGATAGCCAGAGTGACGAGAATAATTTGCTTGGTGTCAATGATGGATGGCGTCAGATTTTGCAGGATAATGTTCCTGCTGCTCAGCAGATTGACGCTTCTGGTACGGCTGCATCGAAGCGGCTGTACTATGATATGAAGAGACAGATTCCGTCAAGGTATCGAGCTGCACGTCCAAACTATGTTTGGATTGTTGGTTCTGGCATCTTTGATAAGTGGATGTTGGATTGGTCAGCTCGTGAAACTTCTGGTGGTGATGCGGCACTTAGTAATGGTACAGTACCGGGTCCGTGGGGTATTCCGCTGCTTGAAGTTCCGTTGATGCCTGAAGATTTGACGTTTGGCACGGCAGGCACTGATGGTGCTGAGATTTGGCTAACTCCATTGAGCAACCTGATCTACTTTGTTCAGAGAGACATTACGATTGAGTTTGATCGTAAGCCTCGTCAGGACATGTGGGAAGTCACGGTTCACTTCAGAGTTGACTTTGAAGTGGAGAACGTTGATCTGGTTATTCTCGGTGAGAATGTTTCGGTTGGTTCTACTACTGATTATAGTGGTTGACCAAGCTATTTTTTCCCCGTTGTCAGGTTCCTAACCCCGTGGGTCATGCCTTGGGCGGCATGACACAAATCC